TGGCGGTTCAGACCCAGACCACTGAGGTGCTGGATTCTTTCCCTACGATTCCGGTGACGCAGGAAGCGGAGGAGATCCTCCAGACGATCACTCCGATCGCTCCGGAACCCTGACGCTGCCGGAATACGTCTACGCCACATACAATGAGCTGATGAAAAACGGCTGGCGGATGAAGGAAATCGACGAAATGGATATGCTGGGTTTTCTGCGCCTGCGGGCATGGGATGCCCAGCGGGAACATGAAAAGAAAAAACCTCGCCGTGCTTTTATCGACGAGGTATGGAGCACTGTAAAACCTTAACGGGAGGTGAACCCCATGGCTGAAACCCTGCGCGAACTGGTGGTCGCGCTGTCGCTGGACTCCAGCAATTTCTCGCGCAATATGCGCTCCATCAATCAGCAGATAAAAGAAGCCGAGTCCACCTTCCGTCTGGCTGGCGCAGGTGTGGAGAACTTTGAGAAAACAGTTGCCGGGACAGAATCGAAGCTCTCCATGCTGGGAAACAAGCTGACGCAGCAGAACCGTGCTGTGGAACAGTACAGCCGTGCCCTTGTTGCTGCCAACGATAAGCTGAAAGAGAACTATGACCGGCACAAGGATTACTCTGCCCGGCTGGAACAGGCGAAAGCCCGTCAGGAAGCCCTGCGGTTCGAAGTGGAAACCTCCAAGGCTGCCTATGAACATTACAGGGACACCCTTGGGGAAACGGACTCCGCGACGATCGCCGCAAAGGCGAATCTTGAACGGTACCAGGAGGAACACGCTGAAGCGACTGCCGAGGTTACGAAGCTGGAAGGCCAGGTCAAGGCCCTGCAGAAGACCATGCAAAACAGCGCGGATGCCGCTTCCAAGGCCGCGACTGATCTGAACAACGCCAAGGCTGCAGCCCGGGAAACGGATGCGGAGATCAAACGACTGACGGAAGAACTGTACCGGATGAAATCCGCATGGACGCAGGCCGGGACGACGCTGACGAACTTCTCGAAGAAGTGCGGAACCCTGTCCAAGGCCATGACCAAGGCCGGAAAGACGCTCACAACGCACATCACCACACCCATTGTGGCGCTGGGAACGACAGCGGTGAAGGCCAGCATGGACTTTGAATCCTCGTTTGCGTATGTCCGGAAAACGGTCAATGGTACAGAAGAGGACTTCAATACTCTCGCCGAGGCATCCAAACGGATGTCCACCGAGATCGCCACCTCCACGGATGAGATCAATGCCGTTATGGCGACAGGTGGTCAGCTGGGTATCGCGACAGAGCACATCGAGGAATTCGCCCGAGTCATGATTGACCTGAGCAACGCTTCCACAGACCTGGATGCGGATACCGCTGCTACCCAGCTGGCGAAGTTCGCCAATATCATGGGCACAAGCCAGTCTCAGTTTTCCAATATCGGCAGTACGATTGCTATGCTGGGTAACAACTTCGCCACAACAGAAGCGCCTATAGCTGAAATGGCAATGCGTATCGCTGGCGCAGGCAGGCAGATTGGACTGACAGAAGCACAGGTTCTGGGCCTCGCGACAGCTCTGTCCTCTGTCGGTATTCAGGCGCAGGCTGGTGGTTCTTCTATCTCCAAGGCCCTGATCAAAATGGAAGTCGCGGCCACGACCGGCGGTGATGCCCTGAAGGATTTCGCCCGGGTCAGCGGCATGACAGAGCAGGAGTTTGTCAGCGCATGGAAAAGTGATCCGATCAAAGTATTCCAGCGGTTCATTGAAAGCCTGGCTGAAATGAACGAGGAGGGCATGTCCTCTGTTGCTGTTCTCGATGAAATTGGGATCAGTGAAATCCGCCTTCGTGATACGATGCTTCGTGCGGTAAACGCGACTGAGCTGTTTGCCAACGCACAGGACATGGCAGCGGAAGCCTGGGAAGAGAACACCGCTCTGGCGCAGAAATCCAGCGTCATATACGGCACTACTGCCAGTAAGCTGAAAAACCTGAAAAACACGGCGCTCATGTTCGCCCAGCGGATCGGTGATGACCTGAATCCGACAATCCAGCAGATCATTGACAGCGTGAACGGCCTGCTTGAGAAGTTCCTTTCCCTTGACCAGAGCCAGCGGCAGTCCATTGTGAAATGGGCCGCTTTTGCCGCAGCCATCGGTCCCGCTGTCCTGATCCTTGGGAAAGTGGTCGGCGCTGTCGGAAAGGTCTCCGGCGCTCTGGGTACCGCCTTTACCGCTATCGGAAAGTTCTCCGCGAAAGTCAGCATGGCTGGCGGCGGACTGGGCGGATTGCTGAAAACACTGGTTTCCTCCAAACTGGCCATGGTGGCGCTTGCCGCAGCCGTTGTGTACGGTGCTATCAAACTGGTGGACTACGCTTCCGGCGCGAAAGCGGCGCGTGAAGCCCTCGAGGGCATGGCGAAAACAGCAAAGAGCTGGAAAGAAACCGAAGCGGACACTTTCTACAGCCGGAGCAAGGGGTTGTCCTTCTTTGGCATGACGAAGGATGACTTTGTCCGCACGACGGCCAGTGCTAAGGAATGGCTTTCCGGCCTGACCAATGTCTGGTCTGACGGGCAGAAGGAAACGAATGAGATCGTTGAATCCTGGACGGAATCCTTCAAGAGCCTGACCGCAACAACCCGGGAATCCCTGCAGGAAATGAAGGATACAGCGGATGCCGCCGGGTATACATCCGTTTCAGATCAGCTGCAGGCGGATATCAAAACGCTGGACGCCATGGATAAGGAGATCACTGCTCTCCTGAAAAAACGGAAGAACCGGAAACTGACAGAAAAGGATAAGCTCCGCCTGCAGGAGCTGATTGATACCCGGGAAGCGATCGAGGTCAAGTATAAACTGACCGCCGCCGACACGGAAGGCTTCACGACCATCCGGAAAAAGGTCGAAGCGGAGATCGCCCGTGCGGAAGCTCGTGGGCAGGAAGTCAGTGGAGAGGTATATCAGGAGGCCATGGTAGCAGCTGCCGAAGGCATGGCCTCCGTCAACTCCGCCCTGGATACGCAGTATGACAAGGAATACGCTGTGATCCAACTGATTGAGGATGCCACGGAGCGTCAGGCCGCGCTGGATGCCCTGAACGCCAAGTACAATGAGGATCGCCGTGCCGCCGCGCTGGAATACGCCCAGCTGATGGCGGACATGGTGAATCCCGTCTGGAAGCAGGATAATGTTCAGGAAGCAAAAGGCCAGATCGGTGAACTGATGCAACTGCTGCGCCAGTACAGTACCGCGAAGACCGACTCTGAGAAGAAGGCCTTCCTGCCTGAACTGAACAAGCTGACTGCCAGTATGGATGAGGGAGCCCTGACGGAATACGTCAGCCTGCTCACCCAGATCCAGTCCCTGCTGGACAGCGGAATGACGGAAGATGAAGTCCAGGCGATGTTCCCGGATATCGACTTCACGACCGCTCTGGATCAGCTGGCGGCGATCCAGCAGTTCCTGAAGGATAACAAATGGGATACGAATCTGACCAGCCTGAACGAGATGTTCGGTGAAGCTGTCGGGGATGAAGTCCTGAAGATCACCACGGATCTGGACATGACCGGCGCGAAAGCACGCTGGGAGGAATGGGCCAGCAATCCGGGCGCGATCACAACGGACGCGATCATTGCTGGATACTCCGAAGCGGAGAATGCTGAAAAACAGCAGCCGATTGTGGAAGCCTTTGTGTCGAAATACACCGAAATTCCCGAAGGTGCGAACACAGCACAGCTGACCCCGGAAGGCATTCTGGCGTATGTGACGAAGTATGCCGAATCCACCACGGGGGTGGATGTTTCCGGCCTGAATCCCACCAATGTCACAGGCATTGTCAGCGCCTATAAGGAACTGGCCTCCGGTACGGATGTTTCCCAACTGAAGCCCAGTGAGATCACGGCCTATGTGTTCAAATACCTGGAGGAGAACGAGGTCGACACTACCGGCCTGACGCCTGATTCCGTTACCGCGACAGTCATGGCATATGAGGAGATCACCGGTGGCGCTTCCACCGCTGCCTTGAAGCCTTCGGATATCGTTGGCTTGATTGTGAAATACGCCGAAGCGGAAAACGTGGATCTTTCCGCGCTGAACTCCGCACAGGTCGAGGGTATTGTCACGAAGTTCTCTGAAGCAACCGGCTGTGACAAGTCGGAGCTGATGAAGGAATTCGTCGCCTATATCACGGAATACAAGGAAGCCAACGGTGTGAAGAAACCGACCCTGAACATGCAGGTCGGCCTGACCGGCTATGATATGCTGGCATACCGCCAGTGGCTGAAAAACAACAAAGTCGAGGTTGAAGGCATTGTCCGCCTGTCGGAAGCCTACGAGGATCCGACCGGTGCCCTGCATGATCCCGGAGTGAAGTTCTGGAAGGACGGACAGGAAATCCCTGTATCCGCTGTTACGGAAGACATGCTGAAACCGGAGGACGTCGCTGTTCTGGATAAGGACGGCACCATGCACGTCCTGATCACCGCCGAAGTGACCGGTGCACCGGAGGCAATCGCCGAAATGCGGGAACAGGTCGCTGAAGTGGATCAGCTGGGCATGACGGCCTTTGGCACAGCCATGACCGGAATCATGCCAGCGTCGCTTCTGGATTTTATCAAATCCGCAGAGCAGCGCATCAAGAACGCCAAAGGCGATCTGGATCAGTGGTATAACTTCATCTACGGCGGTAACGAAGGAATCCTGAGAACGCTGGATCAGTCCATGCAGAGTGACTTCAACGCTGACAGGATGGCGCAGCTCTCCACCTATGTGGCAGAGGTTGTTGCCGCTATCAAAAACGGCGAGGAAGTCAGTCAGGAGGATATAGACAACCTAAACAAGATCCTGCAATTCGTACAGGATCTGGATTCCGTGGGAGTCGGCGGGAATGTGACCGCAGGCATCGCGGAAGGTATGACCGAAGCCGGATGGGATACCACGGCTGAAACCGTAGCGGAGAATCTGGAGGAAGCCATCAACAGCGCTTTCATCATTGAGAGCCCGTCAAAACGTATGGAACCGACTGGTGAGTATGTTGCCGCCGGTATCGGTGAAGGTATGACGGGCTACGACTTCTCCACAGATGTTACATCTATGGTAACCGCACTGCAGACAGCAATCTCTGCCGCGCTGCCAGGAACACTGAAGAATGTCGGTGTGAGCGCCATGGCTGGCCTGAAGGAAGGTATCAACGCAGGGCGCTTCAGTGTGATCACAGCGCTGAAGTCTGCTGTACAGGCTGCTGTCACAGCGGCGAAGCAGGCCCTGAAGATTGCTTCTCCCTCTAAGGTCTTCCGGGATGAGATTGGCTCCATGACCATGAAGGGCTTTGGAGAAGGCATCATGGAAGAGAGCAAGGTACAGGCGAAGATCGTGAAGAACGCCGCCCGCTACCTGACCGGGGAAGCGCAGGAAGGCGCGATTGCCTTCGGCTCCACGGACAACCGAAAAACCTACAATAACACTTCTTCCGTCAACCTGACGGGAAACAACTTCTATGTACGGGACGAGCAGGATATCCGCTCCTTGGCTGTCGAGATTGCCACCCTGACCCGCCGTCAACAGCGCGGCAGGGGTCTCCGGATGGCATAAACTTCTTGACTTTCAACGGGTTCAGAGGATATATGTTCCTACCAAACGCAAAGGAGGAAACCCTATGTTTTCTATGAGCATCCGGCCTGAAATCCTGAAAAGCATCCGGGAGAAGTATCCGCCCGGCACCG